CTCTAGGTTTGCCTTAGCTGCTGCCTGGTCTAGCCTCTTTTTAAGTGTTGCAGGATCAACAGAAGGGTTGAGGTATAGCTTAGTTAAGTTGGGATCACTTAGGATTTCATTGATTTGAACATCAGACAGCTCTCCCTGTGCCTTAGCAATTTTTCCTAGTGCTTTGTATCGTTCCTCAAACTCTTTGTTTGTTCTCTTTACCGCTTCAGCTGCAGAAGACTTTTCGTTTTCTTTTTCCATCTTCTCTTGCATCTTATTCATCTCTTCGGTTACACGGATAAGCTCTCTTGTTTCTTCAGTAGATGCTGACATAGCTACTGCTGTTGCAAGAGCTTGGTCCTGAACTAGCTTGTATGCGTCAACAAACGACATGCCTTCTGCCGTTAGCTTGTTCATTGCAGTAAACTGATTCTTAGTATTGGAAATAAATGATTCCTGAGTGTTTACATATTTGCCTAGCTCGTCAGCATTGATAGCTGCTTGAAGACTCTTAAACTTACTGGTTACGCTGGTGATTCTTCCATCTGCATCAAAGTTAAACAGCTCGTCTTTACGCTTTTCGTATTCGTCTGGATCCATCCCCACAATTTTCTCAATCATGCTTTCGCTGCCGCCGACACCACGAATTTGGTTTGCTAGTCCGTCAAAGACCTTGAGGTTTTTCTTTCCGCCATCAAACAGATCATCTAAAGAGTCTGTTGCATTATCAAAGCCCTTTTCGGCGTCGATCGTGGCTCTCCTCGTGTTGCGAAGGCTCTTTGTTAGATCATCAAACACGGAGGCTTTTGGTCCAGAGCCACCGCTACCAGTGGTTTTAGGTGTTTCTGGTGCATCTGGTGGCTGCATCCCCTGTGTGGCACCAACTCTGGTTTGTGACTGGGCTGCAGAGTACTCTTCATTTGTAACTGATTCGCCAACCTCTGCTTCGTAAGCACTCTTATCTTGCTGGAATCCAGGCGTGCCCTCTGTGGAGTGAATTGTTTTATAGGTTTGTATATAAGTAATCTGCTGAGTTGCTGGCAAGTTGTGGAAATCCTCATTGTATTTCAACAAAGCATCCATGTCTTCTTCACCCAAAACACTCTGGTATGCTGTAATTTCTTGAGGCCCCTCGGCTGCAATTTCTTTAATCTTATCAATATCGTCCATCAGCTTCGTTGCTGCTGCAGGGTTATCCTGGTAAAAGCTAAACAAGACTTGTGGGTTAACAACATTTCCAGCCTTAGAAAGCTCTTGGAACATGGTGAGGTACCTGTCTGCCTCAGCTGGTACATCGGTATTAATATCGGCCAGGAAGCGGGCTTGTCTCTCCTGATCCTCGAACATGTTCATGATCTGAAGTGCTCTGGAACCTTCTGCATTACCAAGCTTTGTGGAGACATTCAAGAAGGTATCGATTGTGGCCTTGTCTTCTCCAAACCGTGCCAAGAAGCTGCTGAGCTCTTGTGGACTAAGGTCCTTGGACAGAAGCATAAGCTTAAGCTGATACTCGTCAGCTCCGCTAGTTGCTTTCTTTAGCTGATTTACGGTATCATCTAGAATCATCTGCTGTAATGGGTTGTCCTTATATAGGTTCTCTAGCCCCTTGTCCGCAGCACTATTGAGTCGATTCTTACCAAAAAATCCTGCCCCCTCGAATCCTGAGCGAAGACCTTCTGTTGCTTGTGCCCCCACAGCGAGTAACGCTTTTCTATTTTCTAAGTATTCAGTCTCCAGCCTTGTGGCTTCAGCGGCGTCACCAGCGGCTTCGGCAGCTAACTTTCTTTGCTCATATTGCAGCTGCAAAGAGTCGAGCATCTCTTGGCCCTGTTGAAGAGCAATAACTGCACCAGCAGTCATAGCACCAGCAGATGCAGAAGCCTGATTCCATGCCTTGGACAGATCAAAGCCAGCAGTCGCCAATCCCACAACAGCACCAACAGCTGTGCCAATTGGGCCAGCCACAGAACCAGCAGCCATACGTGCACCCATCCCAACGACAAACTTTTTTGTAAAGTCTGTGGCCAGCTTTGTTCCTAATTTTTGCACTGGTGCTTTAAGACCCTTACCACCAGCCACTGCTCCCATAGCAGTCGTAAGCCCAGCCACCATACCAGATTGGGTCACACCGCTTAGAGAACTCTCAAGGCTTCCACCAATTGAACTGAGCATGTCTTGGTTTTCTTGCAAAAGCTTAACTCTAACTGTAAGAGGGTCTGTCAATAAATTTTCTCCGTTGGGGCCCAGCAGGTCAATCAACTTAGAGTTGATGTCGATGCCCATGCCATAGTCACCAATCTCTTCGGAAAGTTCTGCAACAATGCTTCTTGCTTGCCCAGGGTCAAGGGCCCCCGCGGCAACGGCAGTAGCCATCTGAGAAGTGACCATTTGCTTAACCTGGTCCATGCCACCACTGCTCATCGCCTTCTTTACATTTTCAAGCAATTCTGCTCCAGCGTCACCCTCCATGAAGGTTTGACCAAAGGTGCTCTCTCCTGGAGCGGTTTCAAACATCTGTCCTTGAGAGGCCCTCCGCTTATCCATAATTTCACCAGCAGATACATTTCCACTAGCCTCCGCAAGTTTTTGAATGGCATCAGATCCCGACCCTAGGGCATTGGCAAGCTCCATCGCTTCATCCCGAGCCTTATTCATACCGTTGACAGCAGCAAACGTTGCTCCGCCAAGTGCTCCAAGTGCGACCACCGCAATGCCGAGTGGGTTAGTTAGCATTGGCAACAGGGCACTTAGGGCCATCATTGGCATCATTAGCTTTGAGGCTGCTTCTCCAACCTGGCCTGGTGCCATTGAGGCTGCAAACATTGCTGTAGATGCAGCACCGCCAATTCCAGCTAGCTTGCCAGCACTGAGCCTTCTCGCTCCTGACCCGACAGAGCCAGCCGCAGACTCGCTAGCCATCTGCTGGTTACGACGCCTAGTCTCCCAGCCCTTCTTGGCTGCTGCACTTCTTGCCTTGTTGTAAGCTTTGGCATCGTCTTTGCCATCTTTAGCTGCCTGTGGGTGTGGGCTTTTTCTAGTTCTACCTTCAAGGTATGGGTCTTTGCCCTTTAGTCCTTTTTTGCGTCCTTTTAGGAAGCTCTTGGCAACTGCAATTCCTTCTTTTTCGGCTTGCTTCTGAAGGGCCTTAGAACTACCCATAGGTCGTCTAGCATTGCCTGGGCTTGTGCCCGTATCCCTAACTTCGGTAACTGTGCCAGCTGCAGTGTCTAGAGTTCTCTCAAGCTCAGTCCCTGCAACCTTTTTCTTTGCTTTTCCATAAACCCTTTGCACGCTCTCGCCACGTTCAGACCTGCCAGCTGCCTTCATCTGAGCATCATATTCTTTTCGCTGGTCTTCTGTATCAAACATTTTTGTTGCTTTAGATTCTTTGATAAGCCTCTTAAATTCATTATCAAGAATTTCAATGTCTGCAGAAAGCTCTTTGGTGTTTCCCCCAGCAAACTCTACAGACTTTGTCCACTTTTGTACCCCAGCTTTATCAAAGGCTTTGGAGAAATCTTTTACACTAGCTCCGCCACGATCAAGCTGGCGGTTAACTTCCTGGTTGAATCCGCCCATACCGAGACCGCTCTTTACGGGTACGCTCGTACCTCCAGGCAAGTTTCTGATGTTTTCCAACTTCTTCTTGCCCATTTTCATCTCGCCAGATTCCGCAGCTGCGATGAGTTCCTCTCTTGTCATCTGCGCTCCACCGCCGATGTGTGCAAAAGCATTGTCGGAACCCTTGGCCTTCCCCGTGCCAGTCTTTGCTCTGAAGCTCTTTGTTAAATCTCCACCGCGCATTCCGTCATCAATGCTCTGCTGAAGATTCTGGAATCCCATTTTCAGGGCCTCTGAGCCCTGCTTGGAAAGCTCCACGAAACTAGACATGACTCGCCTAGCTTCAGTTCTCGATGTCTTAATTTGCCCAAGCATTTGAACCGCTCTTTGTCCAGCCTGGCTATCAACTTTATCTAGCTGCCTTACAGAGGCTGAGATTGGTGCTCGTCTAGGAGTTCCTGGGTCAGACATTAGGTTGTCAACACCGCTGTTAAATCCTGGGATAGAGTCAGATATCATTGCCTGGATTAGGGGGGAATACTTGTTTGCCATTTCAGCTGGAATGACAGCCTCTCCAGGGGTAAGCATAGCAGGAACAATATCGCCCTTGCCCTTTGGCCCTGGAACACTAACTACTCCAGAGTTATACTTCTTGGGGGCTGCACCCTTTTTCCCGCCAAACGCGGCACCCGATGCAGCCATCTGATTTTGTTTTACGATAGCTCTGTCGTATGCTGCGGTTAGCTTAGCAACTGCTGCAGCCTCAGAGGTGAATGTCTGTCGTAGCTTGGCGTGGACCTGGTCTAGCGATGAGGCCACAGCTGCTGCCTCAATCTGCTCAGAGTTCATGTACTGATATTGATTTGTTAGCACATCCGAAGACTGGGCTGCTCCAGTCAGGGCGTTTCTTACCAGCATTCCAAACTTAATGGCATTAGCCAGTCCGTTGGCCAAAAGACCAATAACCATAATTAGTGCGGGTGCAACAACACCAGCAATTGCAACAACTCCAGTTACAAATTTTTTGCTGCCTTCGCTCATGTTGTTAAACTGATCAAGAACTCTGTTACCAAACTCAATTAGGGGTGTTGCCAGCTCTAAAAATGCTTTTCCTATTGGGGCAAGTGCTGCCTGAAACTCTTCCAAGGACTTTTTAAACTTAAACATGGGAGAGTCGGATACCCTGGCAAGCTCACGGTCTGCGATGATCGCAAGCTCTTCGGCACTATTTGTTGTTAAGGCGAGTACCTTGTTGGCCTGACTTCCATCTTTTACGATGTTTTCAAATAGAGTAGACATTCTGGCAAACTGGAACTTTCCAAACAGCTGCTCAACTGCACGTGCTTTGTCCAGTGGATCTAGTTTGTCTAGCTCTACTGCCAGTACTTGAATCGTTTCTCTTAGGTTGCCAGCATTATCATTTACGATCCCCAGGATATCAATACCAAATCCAGCAAGCTTTTCTTGGGCCACCTCGGTTGGGTTGATCAGACGTGCCAAGGATGACTTAAGGGCGTTGGCGGACTGACTTGCATTAATACCGCCTTCACGCATGGCGGTAAGGAAGTATGCCAAATCTTCTACATCTCCACCTAGCTGTTTAACAACAGAACCAGCCTTGGGGATGGCTTCGTTGAAGTCTTCGATAGAAAGAATTGTTTGGTTTTCAGCAGCATTTAGAAAGGCAATCTTTCCAGCTAGCTGATCTGTAGCTAATCCAAAAGCGTTCGTGAGGGAGATCGTTGTGTCCAGTGCTTCTTGCTGCTCAATGCCACCGAGCACTGCAAGCCTAGTTGCCTGGGTTACCTGGTTAGTTAGGTCTGCCCCCATTGCACCCATCTGTGCCACGCTGGCAGCAAGGCCAATTGTGTCTTCAATAGCAACGCCAAATTTTGTAAACTCAGTAGCTAGCTCTCGAACATTTGCTAAAGCATCTTTGGTTTGCTTATCAGTGGTAAACATGTCACCGTAGACACGCTTAAATCGAATCGCCTGCTCTTCGAGTTTCATGAACTCTCTAGCGGCTGTTGCCCCCATAATAGTTAGAGGAATCGTAAAGCCAACCATAAGCTGACGACCAGCCCACTGAGTATTCTTACCAAAGTTTAGAAGGTTTGTTGACCCTTGCTTCATTAGCTGGTTGAATAGCTGCTGCTTCTGTGCAGCAATGGCAGTCTGAGTGCCCAAGTTTTTCATGTCAAGAGTAGTTGGCCTAATCTTGATTGCCTTCATGGAGCCGCTAGCGTCGCGGCCTAACTTTATATATTGTGTCTGAAGATCTTTTACTCGCTCGCGGGCGACCTTGTTGATTGTATTAAACTCGCTCTTAAAGAGCTTTCCAAAAGTTTTAGTTGAGGCACCCGCATACCTGAAGTATTCTCCCATGGAGAACTTGTTTTTTTCAAGCGAGTTAGTAAATGATTCGGTGGATGTCCGAATACTGGTCATTCCAGCAGAAAAGCCCTTAGTGGCATTGATGCTGTTGATGAGGTTGGACTGCATTTTTGCAGACTCAGCAGCAGCAGCTTTGCCACTTTGGGCCATCCTGCTATGGAATACAGAGATTTGACGCTGAAGCTCTTTAATTTGGGATAGGGCCGCCGACGTATCGACGTCTATCCTAATATTGGCATTGGCATCTGCCATGCTTCAGCTCCGTTTCAGTTCATGAATTACTGATTAACGATGTCGTTAATCGAAGACATGTTGATACCCGAAGCCTCTTCAACAATCTTATACACAGTTGGCAAATCAAGATTCTCTTCTAGTGCAGCCTTGTCTGCAGCTAGCTCTGGATTATATTGCTTCATGGCGATTTGCACACACTCCATTAGCACATCCATAGATTTTGTATTATCGTCTGCCACCTTGGCGATGCCCTCAAACTTTTTCATAAAGTCCCTGAGCAAAGAAATCTTAAGAGGTCGGACCTTTAGGACGGTACCGTCGATCATTGTGACCTGCTCTGTTGTATTGATATCAGTCATTTGCATCCTTTCATACACGCATTGTAAGTATATTAAGTATACCATAAAGAAATAACTTTATGTTAGATCTTCAAAGTCGATCCCCATACCTAAGCCGAATCCAGCCTGCCTAGCTTTTGTGCCTTGGTAAGATTTGATGTCATTGGGATCCTGTGTTTTGCCTCCACTAAATACCCTAGCTTTCATGGCCTCCCACTCGTCCTGCTTTCCCTTACCGCTTTGCTGGTCTAAGTCTACTCCTTGGATTGCCGCTAAAAACTTTTTCTCATCGTAGTCAAGCTCCCTCTTGGAGGAAAGAGTCACCATCAACTCTGGCATTGATAGAGACGATTCTAAATCTTCGTAGTCCTTCCATATTCCCAGTAAAAAGATTTCTGACTCTAGGGCTGCTAAATCTAAATCGTCCCAGGTGTTAGACTTGCTGTTTTCTGCTTGCTCTTTGACTGACTCATCGAGGTCTTCTTTAACCTTGATGCCTGCAGTAATATCTAAAACTTTGTAGGTAGATGGCATGTCCATAAGATCTTCAAATTGGTCCTGGGTTTGTATGCTTTCGCATTGTGATCTTAGGGCTATGAATGCACAATGTGACAAGACGCTAATAGCCTGGATGTCATCTTTTGCGGCCTTCATGAGATCAAAAGCTTGCATAAAACTTCTCAGGTATTTGATCTTAAGGGGCTTCAGGTATACCTCGGTTCCGTCCATAAGGTAGATGTGACCATCTTGATATATTTTAGTTGCCATGAATACAGTATACCAAAAACAACAACGCCCAGGGCGTAAACCCTGGGCGTTGTTTATTTAGTTTTAGTTAGACTAGCTAGCTGTGATAGTGCGGTCTACGATCTTACCGTACGATGCGCTGTCGTTAGGAAGCAAACGGAAGGAAACCTCAAACATGGAGGGCTCGTCACGCTTTGCAGAAACGGTAACGCTCTCAATTGAGAGTGCACGGAAAGCAGCGTATACACGCTCAAGGTTTGCGTCTGCAGAACCAGATCCTGGACCAACAGCGATCAGACCACGCTCGACGGGAACATCACCGATGTCTCCAGCGGACATGTCCATCTCTGCGTTTCCATCGGAGTCAGTTCCGAGGTCACCATCCTGACCAGCAATAGCGAACAGCAAGTTCTCTAGTGTGGCCTCAGCAAAAGCGGTGTTCAGGTTAACCTGCATGCCCTGCTTGTAGAGCTTTGCAACGTCAAGAACCTGGTCTACCTGTACTTCACCGAAGTCGGGCTGGAAGACAACTTCCAAACCATTCATGGTGTAACCAACGTTACGGAAAGATGCGTCATCTTGCAAGGTGTCCTTGTAAGAAACGCCATCTACGTAAGCTGGCATATCAGCCGCTGAAAGTTCGCCGTCTTCATATGTGAAGAGAGCAGCTGCTCCAACGATGATATTGGCACTTGAACCACGTGTGTATGCCATATATATTCACCTCTTCTCTTTCTTAAGAAATTGGTGGGCGTGTTTCCTCAACTATAAGTATACACCCTTTTATAAAAATATTATTTTTATGCGTGCCAGCAATAATCTACGATTAACTTATTGCCTGCCCAAGTTCTAGCAGTGCCGAAATCAACAATGTCCCTGGACTCCTCTAGTTGAAAGATCTTCATTTCATGGAAATATGGCAATGCGAACCAGTCGTTTGTATCTGCTGGTGCGTCAGTACCAAAATATAGGATTGGCCTATTACTTATAGGATCATAGTTGCTGCCCTTTGTCTCCCAGACTGACTTAATCCATGCATTGATTTCTTCTGCAGATTCATCGCCTCTATCTAGTAAGTCTTGTGCTTGCTGCTGTAGTCTAAATAAATCATCCACTCCATAAGAATAAAAGTAATAAAGTAATTGCTCGTATTTTATATGTGGGAACGCCTGCCTCCGTAGCTTAAACATTCTATCATATACCGCCACGCTTTCGCCACCTGGCACTGTTCCATTGGTTTCAGTAATTAGCTGAATATCTCCGACCTGCCCATTATAGTCTGTCGGCAGGGTAGGGAGAAAAGGAAGCCCAGTGCCGCTAAGCTCTGCAATTTTGTCTTGCATATACCTGTTAATAAAAATGTGTGGTGCATCTAGTGCTGCCATTAGTTTCCGCCCTTACCTGTAATCCATCGGTAGCCTACAGACTTACCAGCTGCCTTGCCCATTGCCTTACCCCGCGATATATTCTTAACAAAAGCATCTGTTTTATCTAGCCTATCTTGTAGGCCACTCACCCTCAAGAAAGATTGTGAGAAGTAGTTATTAAAAAACTCACTAAACACCCTGTCGAAGCTGCCCTGGACCTGTGGACCTCCTGGGTCTTGAATTGTTACGGGGCCACGTGTAAACACCTGCTCTCCATCATCCTCAAATGCTAGCACCTTCGACTCACGTGGTCTAATTGTTAACGGAATACCTTTTTCCATTACCATTGCTTTATTGTAAAAAGGTTTTTTGGCACCACTTTTAAGAGACTTAGACTGCGTAAAGTTAGCGTCAAACTCGATAGTAGACGCTGTGCTTTTAGTCTTAATCTCAAATAGTCGTGCTTGTGGACTACCTGTCATATACCACTCATACACATGGTGAAGAAGATCTGGGGCTACCCTAGCACTAGCGTCAATGTATTGTTCAAGTATTTCCCTGCTAGATTCTGCAACTGCCCACATCATGTCTAGTCTGCCTAGCTCTGCACCCTCAAGGAAGCCAATAGCATACTCAGCAATGTTGTTCATGTCTTTCGTGAATTGCTTTGTATCAAACTTAACGGCGGGAGAAATCATGCTATACCTCCGTGCCTTGGTTTTCAGATCTGCGTAGAACAACTTTATAAAACTCTATTTTTCCAAAAGGATTGGTGTGTGGCTGGATGGTTGCTACCTCAAAGATAGTAGAGCTGCCATCTCTAGGTCCGCTAGTTTCAATATAAAGCTCTTCACCCTCAGAGTTTTTAATATTGCTAATAACTATATCGGTCAGAGCGTGGCCTTCTCCCAATGAGGAGAACCTTAAATCTGTTTTACTTCTGCCCAGCAAAAGACTATCTTGTGTAAGGTCTACCCTAGCCTGCAACTCTTCCTTAAGTGCTGCACCTGCTGGGTTTAAGCTGCAAGCGATTGTCCTGTCCAGATTCCACGTCTTGGTGATAGAGCCGTACTGACTCTGCTCTACCTGAGGATAGTAGATATCTGCTTGCATAGGAAACATGAATCCCATAGGCTCGCATTCGGCCATTATAACACTCCAATTGATCTAATAGACTTGTAATACTTTGAAAGTATTTTGTCTACGATAATGTTGCCTGTCCCTTCAAACGCTTCGCTTGCAAACTTCATCTTAAACTGATCGGTGTTGTACTCGGTTACGTGTCGCATAAAGTATTCCATACGACCACAAGCAATGTCATCTACCAGAAGCTCTGTTGCCCTTACAACGTCTGAGGGCACCTCGTGGTGACCAACCTCAATAATAGCGGCGTAGTCAAAGCCCTGAGGAAATCCGTGATAGCCATATGTCATATCTAGAAGGTCTGACTCTGCTTGTGGCAAAATATTTGGCTTTTGCTCTGCTAGATTATACTCAAACTCTTCTGTGTCCATTACGATGGCAGTCTTGTCTCCAGAAATCTTATACCTTGGACTATATGAAGATGGGTTCTCTGCGTCAAAGATCAGCACGTTGTTTTCGTAAAGCTTTAGAAGCTTCTTGCCGTCATCCCATAAAGGCAGATAGTCTGTTCCCATACCAACCTTATTCAATACCTTTTTACGATAATAGAATCCTTCAGAAATGATAGAGTCAATAATCGCCCTGGCAATTTCTTCATTCTTTTTGTATGCTGCAACGTCTGCTGTCGAGTCTGCCATAGTAGATGCATCCACGTATGGCCTAACAACATCAAACTCTAACTCTTGGTTGTCTACTACTACCTGATAAGAACCATCGTATCGTGTCGGGAAGTCGACGATAAGCTTTTGGTTAGCATCAGAAAATCCAGAGTCCGTGCGGACTGAGTTATCTACTAGATCAATTACCTGGTACTCATACTCAGTGCTCGCCAGTGACACAGTCACCTCTGTTTGTGGAACTGTGTGGGGGACTCTTAGAATCTCCATTTGTTATACTCCGTATTCCCTAGCTACCTCTTCAGGTGTGGCTAGCCTAATGTGGCCTCTTGTTAGCCAACGGTCTGCCTCTGCCTTCTTAACAATGTTATAGCCTTTTTCTACCTTGCCGACACCGTCCCAAACTACATTCTTGGTTGAGTGTAATGCAACTGTTTCTTTTTCTGCCTTGACTGGTGACTTCTTTAAGTTAATGTCAATTGCTTTATCAGCCCCAGGCACGCTGGATCCAATAATTTCATTTGACACTGATGCCTTCGTAGTCTTCTTTCCAGACGTAGCTTTACGCTCTGGAGACTTGATAGTACCAGTTTTAGGCTGAGCTTTCTTCTTGGTTGCCATATGTCCTCCTACTAATATTATACCAGAAATAAATAAAGGGCAGAGGCCGAAGCCCCTGCCCTTTAAGGTTTTTATCCTAGGTTTTAGGAATCAGCACCTGCATCCGCGAATGCAATTGCGTCTTCTTCTTCCCACTGGATTCCGAAACGAACGAATACTGTGTACTCGATGGTGTCCTTCTTCGCAACGTACTCACGGTTGACCGTGATGTCGCGCTGGAAACCCCAGATTCGGTTGCTCGGGAATGTCAAGTCGACATAGCCCTCTGGGTAGTAAGGAACTTCCTGGACATCGATGCCGAGCACGCGAGTGGTGCGAGCGGTACCGAGTGTCTGGCCATTGCCATCAAGGTAGGCCTGACGGTTTACTTCGGTTCCACCTGTGGTAGGTGTGAATGCCTCAGCAATTGCGTCTGCCAATGTTCCGTTGTTCTTGAGAATGCCCTGGTATGCATCGGTACCTGCGTAGAACTTAAGGTTGTTCTTAAGTGCGCGGTACTTGCGGGGGATTGTCAGCAAGATACCCTGCATAACATCCGTAGTCCAAGCATTGTCTGTGACAGTTGTCACATACTCGTGTGCATCTCCATTTGACTTTGTGCGGTTAACGAACCCGTCCATGATGGACAAGAAGTTACCCGTGGTTCCGTCACCATTAATGGCGAGGTCCTCGATGTCATTTGCGAATGCGTTGGTCATGAGACGCACCAGGTGGTCTTCAAGGGCTGCGCCCTCTACACCATCTTCAAGTGCCTCTGCAGAAACCTCCCAGTCAAGACGAATTTTCTTTGTAGTCAATTCGACCTTGCTGAATGTTGCTCCAGTGTTGGTGTAGTCACCAATACCTTGTGATGCCGCACGGATTACACGCTCTCCAACGTTAACTTTCTCAAGCTCCATTGTGTTTGCACGCATAGTTACGCGACGACCATCCTTGGCGAGAACAGTGCCATCCCACACGTAGTCGATAAAACGACGTGCTTGCTCGGGACGGAGAATACCACTAGCCGCATCACCCGAAGGGTTAACTGCGTTTGGACCAGTAGTTACACCGAACTCGGCGTTAGGAATGTTACCAAGTGTGTTAGCACCAGGATCTGTTACTCCTCCAATGCCACCAGATGCGAATGCACCCTGAGCCTGAAAGTTACCAGGATTGGGATCACCGTATTCACCAGCTTCTGAAGGCTGGTTCTTATTGATCTCTTCCGACATATGTCACCTCCTAAGTGATTTTACTTAATTAAATAAGTCGGCTGTTTTGAGGAAACGACCGCCCCATAGGGATTTTTCAACCATTTCAGGTTGTTCCTGCACGATCTCGCCCAGATCGCCAGATTTACGGAAAGCTGTATCGGCTTCAACAGCCTCAAACCTCTTTCCGAATTCATCGAAGTCGCCCTTTGTTGCGGAAATGTCCTGCTTGGCTGCAGTAACTTCCTCGGATACGCCATCAATTGATTTCTTCAATGCATCGACCTCAGCGTGAAGTGACTTCACGGTCTCTGCAAGATCGCTAAAGGCTGATGTGATAGTGTCTTTGATATCGGCAACTGCACTTGCAGCTACGTCATCGGACTTAGACACCTCAGCAGCCTCGACAACCTCGTCAGCCTTTTCGACTGTCTCGGCGTCTTCAGTAGTCTCGGCCTTTTCGACCTCAACCTCTGCTTCAGCATCGTCGACCTTCTCGACCTCAACCTCTTCATCGGCTTTGGTTTCGACGGCGTCTACAACGCTTTCAGCTGCGGCATCTGCCTCTGGAGCGACCTCTTCTGATTTTTCTACTACTTCATCGACTGTCTCGATGATTTCTGTGGTTTCATCAGTCATAGGACTAACCTCCTTTGTTATCTTAGAAAGATCAATGCCTTTAGCACTATCAACTAAGAACTTTATTACTTCTTTTTTGTCATCGTCTGACTTTTCTACAAATCCAATATTTTTCATTGCCTCGCCACTCTTGGGGCTGGCCATCTCTTCTTCTTGGGAAAGCATAACAAGTCCGTTGTCTTGGTCCCAAAATACGTTTTCTACCTCTACGTCCACTGCCTCTCCCTTCAAAATCATCTCTGCATTCTCGCCTTTCTCAACAGACAGAATGCTAGCAAACTGATTGGCTGGATTGTCTACTAGCGACAATTCTACCAGATCATAATCTTTAATTACACGAATTTGGATGTCGGCTTTTTCGTCATAGGCGTCATCCCACTTGTTCATTCTACCACCAATTGAGAAACCTGTGTAGGTTCCATCGGTTACTTTTTCCCAAGTGTCTTGAGCACCCTTGGAAACATACGCGGAAACATACACACCACTGTAGAACTTCTTGGTCTCGGGATCGAAGTATTTATCCTCTTTGAAGGAGACCATTTTACCCACTGCAGAGGGCTGGTGCATTTCTCGTATGTTGCCGCGAAACTTGGTGAAAGCTTTCATGGAAGCTTCTGTAGTGACAATGTCGTTTTGCTTGTCTACATTATCTAGGGTAGCGAAACCAGAGACGATGCGTTTCTCCACATCGACTTTACTAAATGGCATGGACAGGCGAACGCTATCGCCTTCTGTAGCCCAGTGAGCTTTAAACATAGTCATACTAGTTATATTATATACTACTTTTTACCAAATTGTAAGAAAAACGTTATAATTAATTTTTCTACCTAATCTGAAGCAGCACCCTCTCCTTGTGCGTTTCTGCCACTAACAGTTCCTGGTCCGTCTGCCTGGGCATTGGACCTGTCAGTATCTCTCTGTCTGTTTCTAGCAGAATTGGCTCTGCTATCCGCGGCTTGGCGAGAAGTCATTTCAAAGGGTTCGTCTCCGTCTTGCCTTTGTGGAAGACCCAAAACTTCTCTCGCCTCATTAGGAACCATGATCTGATTTTTAACATAACGCTCAAGAATCTGTGACTGAGAAATCTCATCTGTAAGTGTGAGCTCATTAAACTTAAACTCTACAATGTCAGTTTCTTCCCTAATGATTTTGTTAATCATCTTTGCAAGATTGGTTTGTGCTGGTCTTGCTACCTGCTCCTTGAATGTACGGTCTTGGGCAAGTGCTGCAGCAATAGATGCTGAGTCGCCACCTCCAATTTTTGAGAGAGGCACCTGGTGTGCAATAAGGATGTCATCTCTATTCTGTTTACGATACTCTTTGAAGGATGCTTCCTGTACCCCGTTTTCTACGGGCTCCATCTTAAACTCAACCTTGCTGTTATCGCTATCCGCAGGAAGAGGGATATACAGAGTTCGGTGATTCTGTCCCTTAAGATTATTCTGCAAGAATCGGAACATCTTGTCCTCGGCATCAGCTGACAGCTGGGCACCCTTAAGAGTTACAACATAACGAGGAACCCCCTTGTTTCCAAAGTAGTCAATGTTGTACTGTGATGCTAGCTGATCTCCGTGAAGAGATGTGATTGCGGACATAATGTCTGGCACGCCATAGAATGTATTTAGGGGTGAATACTCTTTGTAGTGAATAATCTCATTAGGTCGTGGGTCAGTGGTAATTGGGTTCTTGTTGGTTGCCCCGAAGTTTCGGAAGTAAACAACCTTGTTTCCAATAATCTGAACGTATCCGTCACGAAGCCTTCTGGCTCTCATCGTTGTAGCTGGAATGTGACCGATGTAACCAATCTTGCCTTTAGTTGTTCTACCGATTTCAAGGTATCCGTTTCCAGTAGCCTGTACATCAGTAAAGAACTTAGTCAGCGTATGAGTAAAGGACTCTTCGTCGTTTAAGCTTTCTAGCCAATCGCGCAGTTCAATCTTTGCTCGCTCGATTCGATTGCGAGCTCTCTGTACCGCTGCCTCGTCGGGGTTAGTCTCAAGACGCATCATGGTACGCCTCGAGATCTCAAAGTCATAGCCTAGGCCAACAATATTTTCTACCTTTGCGTCAATGGCAGCGTGGTTAGCAAAAGAAGTATCATAGTAATTTGCAAGCTCATAAAGATTCCATGGTGGCGTAATGACATCGAACATTCCATACCCGTTACGAAAAACCTGTCCTGGGTTAATCTCTTTAGATGCTGCCCCGTCTTTTCCAGAAGCGACTGCCAAGGCACTGGTCATGTACTGTCTGGGAGGATCGTTGGCAACAGAATTGTCTGTACGTGTCTCATATCCATAAGCCATGTTTTTTGACATCCTGGTTGCACGGCGTTTAAAGTTAGTGTCTATCCCACTAAGACTCTTAATATCGTCCCAGGACTTGTTAAATGGATCCTGCTGCTTAAACAGGTCAGCTTGCTCTTCAATCTCGTCAATGCGTGCACCAACAGTCCAGCTTTGCTCTGACATTACCCCTCGTCTCCGTATTTGTCCAAGGTATCCTTGGCTGCGATGACAGCACCAAGATCATTCATGCTTGGGATTAGTCCCTGCGACATACGATCAACTTGCTCGCTGTGCTCTTCTTCAGAAATCTTTTTCATATTGGGATAGAACTTTGCTGTTCCTTCTGACTGCCCCCAATACCTGGCGGCATCCTCTAGCTCCTTAACTCTCGTCAAGTCACCCTTCATCGACTCAATAGACAGTGCGTTACCCTGACCGTCTGTAAATGCTTTGCCATTTGGCTTGTGCCACACATAGGTGCCGAAGTTAGAGAAGTTTTCTTCTACAACCTGTACCTTTGTGTCACCAACTTGACCAGGAAAGCGTGGTTTATTGTTATTCATGGTTACAAGTATAGCATATTATACTGGAATTATGACAGAACTGTTCCACTCTAGGTCTTTATATATCGAAGACTTGTAGTTATTAAGGACTAATGTTGAAGAAGAGTCGAAAATGAAGCTATTTGTACCAGTATAAGTCTTGTATATGTTTTCTGCGTCAGAGAGCTCTGAGTCTGACTCGGCTAGGTATAAGACTTCTTGCCAAGTTGAGTCTTCCCAATCTTCCCAAGCCAAGGTGGTGTCTAGTCCAGACCTGACTGCCGACCACTTTCTAAAAGAAAATCTTTGAACCTCATCGAGCTGTGAGGCCTGATAGTACGACACGTTGTCAAACAGTATTGGGCTGGTGACCCTAAAAGCACCAGTATATCTAGCAAAGCTAATCGAGTTTAGAAAAGAAAAAGAAACCGTAGACCAAGACCTGGGGTTTAGGATTGGCCGCCTTGTTGGCCTACCATTAACAAAAAACACAATATCTGACCTGATGGTTCCAGTATTGCTGTCGATTGCATAAATTTGTCCACGTTTTCTGGTGTTTGAGTCTGATACGACATAGAACCTAATGTAATCAACTTCGCTCTGCAGCTCAAAAAGTTGCACTGGCGACACAGGAAAGTCTGGCTCATCATATTTAAAAGACATCTGAAACAGGTCAATTTTAAAGAAACTTTCCCTGTTAGGGTTAATTGGAATAGATATGCCCTCTAGTCCAGCATGAGTTAGCGGTATTCTGGACCTCATCCCGCTGTACTTTGTCAGGTGCAAATAGGGGGAAGAGTCTTTAGATATGCTAAAAGGGCTGACCGACTTGTAATCAAAATAAAGCCCCGACCTCTTATAAGGAATTACCTTGGCACCAAACTGGGTTCCTATTTTGTTTGGCTGATTGCCAAGGGCCTGGGAGGAAATGTCTAGATACCTAATAGATATATTGTCTGACAACACACCGTCAGACTCGATCTCTACGTAAATTACCAGAGCTAAGGTTGTTCTGTCTTCTCCTATAGGAAACTTAATAATTGTGTCATTAAACACCTCATACCTGCTAGTTGTCCATTCATCCCCTGGCGTAACGACACCTAGCTTTTCCAAAGGCACAACCTGATCTCTATCTGGGGTCACCCCATTGCTAAGATATTCAAATGCTATATAAGTTCTAACTGGCATGTTTTCAGCAAAGTATTGATTATCTACAAAGTTGTTTAGCTTTACGTAATCCACATTAAACTGAAGAAAATCAACGGATTCGTACAAGTTATCTGTTGAGTCCAAAACTTTTTTAGCAAAATAAGATACTGGAACATAGTCCTGCCAAGATGAGCTAGTGGCTACATCTAAAAGAAATCCAGCCAAAGATATTCTTGGTACTAATGAGTAAGATGCATTGCCAGACTTGGCTATCTGGCTGGCAGAGCTATCTGCAAGCCCATTACTCTCAAAGAGTTCATCGAACTTTGTGAGGTTGTTCTTGCTTGAAAAAGACAGTCGCTTAATTTTACCAGTAAAGGTGTTTGAGTAGTCACCCGTGCCCCCCAGAAACATGCTAAGCGATTGCACATTGCTTACAAAAGATGCGATATTCCCACCAAAGCTCTGAGCCTTTATAAAGTCTATTCCTGCAACAAACTCTTCCTGAATTTCTGGCAAATCTTCGGAATAGAAAATATTGTCATCCAAAGCATAAACTATAGAAGACTCATTGATATAAATTTCTAACAACTCAGCAGTTATATTGTTTTTAAGTTGCATTAGTGTTTGCTTGCCTTCGGGGGCGTCTGTGTTTTCAAACAAGCCGAAGAAAGCGAATGGCGTTTCATTCATAAATGCGATGTTTTCAAAATAAAGGTATCCGTCAAGGTCTTCTGGCAAGTCGCTACTTCGGAAACCAAAGCTTGGGTCATTATTATCAAACCCTGCATTCATGGCGTCGAGCCAGTCTACAGAGTTATCATTAAGATAAAGTGATGGTGCCTTGTACTCTGGAAGAGAAAGGCCTGATTGCTCTGCATTAATATTTTCAGAAGTCCCCGAACTCCAAGACCTTGTTTCTGGATATCTAACATTTTTTGCAGAGTTTGCAACAGAATTGTCAAACGAAATAATAGATGTGTGGTTTAGCCCCTTGATGGATGTTGGAAACTCTACCCCCTGCCCATACACGAACCTTCTTTTTTGCACGATTGCAGGAACCTCATATGGATAAATTGCGGGAGACTCTATGTTAACTATAGGAACATCCTCATAAAGAAAAAATCCTAACCAGTCTTCTGTCGCATCGGGAAAGTTTCTAGTGTCAATAGGTAGCGACATTACTTGCTCTCCATTTACAACAATAGAAACAGATGACCTTCCAGACCTAATCGACACGAGCATTGGCCTACCCCACTCACCGACATAAAAAGATGACTCTTCTGATCCCACCTTCATCTTGAGCAAGTGCCTATCTACGTACAAACCGTCGCTAGAAGTTAGCGGTCCAAAGATTCTTCGATCAGCTACGGCATCTGACTGAATGTTTAGCCATGACTCAAAAGTCATTTCCTTGTTTGTTCCCGACTGGTTTAAAAACCCTAGCCCTGGCAAAATTAGAGAAGGCGTGCTGTCTGCAGGATACAGAGTTGTAGAGCTGTCTGACCCAAAAACAAGTGGCATCCCAGAATTTTTTGCTAAAAGCATGTTATCTTTAACAACATAATAACCAGGATTTTCTTGTACCCCATATGCTGATGCCTGAATTACTTGAAGATTTGGATTATCTAATGGGATCTCTGACGGAATCGGGAAGGAAACTGCACCAAGCTCCGTAGACTGAAACTCTTCTGCCCACTGGCCCACAGTTACGCCGAACATTGCGACCTGGAAAGGCACCTCGGAGGCCTCGTATGATATCTCGAACCTTACCTCTAAATCAGTAAAAGATTCTGGCAACTCAAAAGTAAAAGAAACAAATGCCCACATCTTTCTTGACCTTGCTGGAACATTTGCGATTGGATCTACCCTTACAGACCGAATTCTTTCACTTTCTAGATCATCATTCGTGTAAGACAAGGTTGCTATTACCTCTATTGATCTGTCTGGCGCATACACATACGCACCTACAGCCACGCTTCCTTGCTCAGGATTCACATCGGTCTCCTGAATCCTGTCTGGTGCATCTAGAGTGATAGAGCCTGAGTCTGCCCCCTGGATATATATAGGCTGTAAGTCTAAGTCATAGCTAGGTATAAAAGGAACAACTGACTCGAACTCATCAGCAGTGATCTTGCTGCCACCTTCAACATACCACATGCCCAGGGAACTAAAGTCTGGCTGGTTTCCAAGAGCAAGGTATCCGACACTTTCGTCTAAAGCCCACAGAGCCTTAGGATGCTCTTCAAACACCTTAGTTGCATAAAGGTTGAGTGGATTATTTGCCATGTGTCCTCCTACTTATTGTGTACAAGATAGCCACCTGCAACAAACCAGTCTTGAGGCTCACATCCAACAAGATACGTCATCTCTGGTTCATCACCAGATGATATGGTGTTTACGACTTCCTCGCCGTACTCCCCAGAGTCAGAGACTGTAATTAGAGTGTCCCCTACTTCTACGTCAGAACAAGGAACAATTCTATAAATTCCGTCTCTCTTGATATATATGGTTTGAGTGAAGGAAAACTTCTTGTCTTCCTTGTCGTTAAAATATAAGCAAATAGACATCTTTGGCCCCAAGTATGTAACCTCAGTCTCGGCCTGTTCCATAAAGGTTAGCGATTCCGAAGACCACAAGAACATAGATTCTTTAGAGTCCCCTGGGTCGCTAGAGGTCATCTCGCTCAGTGTTGGAACTACTGCCTTATCTCCAAGAACTATGTCCTTGGCTGGTATTTCACCTCTGGCTGTCCTAACCAACGTGTCCTCATGGATGCACCACCTATGGAACCGTGGGAAGAACGGAGGGAAATGAGGAGGGAAATGAGGAGGGAAATGAGGAGGGAAGTGCGGAAAGAAAGGAAAGAAAGGGAAAAACGGTGGGAAGTGCGGCGGGAAGTGAGGGAAGAAGGGAAAGAAGGGAGGGAAGTGTGGTGGGAAGTGTGGTGGGAAATGAGGAGGAAAGTGAGGGAAGAATGGAAAGAACGGAAAAAATGGGGGAAGAGTTGTTACGGTTCCAGACCAGTCTGACCATTCTCCTGGCCCAATCTCGTTTACAGCTCTTACTCGGTATGCCTGAGAAGTGTTTGGCTCTTGGCGAAGTGCAACGGCAAGATCAGAGGTGGTTCCAGTTTTCTTTTCTGCATCTGGCAACGTCTCGTCAGACTCGTACTCATAATAAAGTATTGGGCTGCCGTTATCGCTCACTGGTTTCCATTGCAGAATGTCTTGCAAACTTTGTGTTGATGATCCTGGAGTCTCTGGCTTAGACGGCACAGACGGACTGTTGTACCCAGCCCTTGGTGCTACTGGGTAGTAGATGACTACAATTCCAGGCCTTCCAGGCAGGCCAGCGACGCCATCCGCTTCTGATGATAGGGAATTCTCACCTAAACCACCAGAACCAAAACTAACGTGAGACAGTGGCGGCACTTCTGTTGTGTCCCCATTGGGACCATTAAGGGCATAGTCAACCTGGAGCTGTCCAATAGAAATTGATGTTCCAGATGTAACAGTATTCAGACTTCCATAGGGTCCGCCAGAGCCTCCGTCTGCAATGATCGTTCCAAAAGAGCTGTCTCCGCCAGCTAGACCAGCATCTGATTCCTGGGATGCCCCGCCTACACCGACAGTGATTGGTATGTTTATTTCTTCTAAAAAGTGATAAGTTCCTTGCTGAACAGATCCAGCAGTTCCTCCACCACCTGGGCTAGACGCGGAGCTTGCACCAGCACCACCACCACCGCCGCCGATGACAATATAATTTACTTCTGGGTTTGAGCCAAACCTATCGAGGGTAAAGCCCTCTGTGCTGTCTGGATAAAAATAGTGTACCTTATGATGAACACTGTTTATCATAGCGTCTACTACATGACCACCCGAAGCCTCTATGGCTTCGAACTCATGGAAGGCCCCACGGCCACGCAAACGATATGACATATAACTATTTTATCACAAAAAGCAACTACTGTTTGCTAAAAAACATAACTATAGCATATCTCTCTCCACTAAGGACATGCCTAACTTTATGGGTATGCTCAAGATCCCCTCTAAAAAATACTAAGTCCCCGATGTGCGGCTGCACGTCTAGCTTATGCTGGGGAAAAACAATCTCTCCCCCAGTAAAGTCCACGCCGTACTCAGATAGATAAACAAGAGCTGAAAACTCTCTGTTTGTTTTGGCTGGATCTTCGTGGGGAGTTCCGTCTAAATTATACATGTCCGAGTGCAAACCATTGAAGGCACCCTTGGCTAACTTTACGACACCAGCTTCATAGTCACTAATAATAACATCGTAGTGTTTTTCTATTTCAAGTCTTGCCATAGCAACTGCTGCAAGAACTTCTGGGAGAGGTTCGCCAAATGACTCAAAGAAACCTGGCCGATGATCGGACTCAACCAGTATCTTTGAGTAATATTCTCTAATTTCAGAGGCCTTAGTATCTGAGAATAGCCTCTCTTTAATCTGAACTGACATCCCTATATTATAACAGAAAGGGGCCCCTATGTTATAATTATTTTATGAATAAACTAGAAAGCAAGCTAGTTCAGCTGGGCTACAGCTATGAAGAAGTAGCTAGAGGTGTGTACCTGGTTAGTGACTTTTTAAATGATCAAGAAGTCAGTGAAGTTTTGGATATTATCAGCAAGGCCAGCGAAGAGGACTGGCAAACACACTATATGCAGGGCGTAAAGGACTTGGCAAATAGAAAGTATGGCAGAACAGATGTTGACAATCTTGTAAAAGAGGGCTTGATCGAAATTACAACACACTGGATAGACAAGAATCTAGGTCTTCCACATTCAGTATCTGAGCCAATCTCTGAGAGAATTCAAAAAATCATATCTTTTGATGAGGAGATAGCCTTCGATGGGGTTGGGACCATCCAACGTCAATATGAAGGCGAACCTTTGGTAGAGCATGTAGATAACCACTCAGACCCAATGATTGAATATGCAGTAATTATGTATATTAATGACGACTATAATGCAGGTGAGCTATTTTTTGGTAGGCTTGGACTAGAGATTGTTCCGCCCGCAAAATCTATGATCATATTCCCCAGTGGAGAAGACTACTTACACGGAGTTAAACCTCCTGCTGCTGGTCCTCAGCGATATGTGTTGCCCTCGTTTGTCAGAAGGCGTAAAGTTGAGTATTAAGCCATTAGAAGATAGGCTACACAAGCTTGGGTATAGCTTCAGCGAGCTTGCAGAATCTGTATATATAGTTTATGACGTTTACGGCAAGGAAGATCTTGCACCTGTATTAAACATTATAGAAAACGCCACCCAAGAAGACTGGGAGCACGACTATAGGCAAAGCCAGATAGGTCTCGCTAAAAAGAGATATGGTAGGGAAGATTTGGATAACTTGCTTGCAGAAGGGCTTATGGAGTTTACAGATGACTGGTACGACAAGGCAATATCAATTCCAGAAGGTATCACGGCGAAGCTATCTATGAAGATAGAAATGATTTTTGCTTTTAACTATAAGCTTATTACTGGAAGAATGAACACCATTCAAAGACAGTATGAGGGAAGCCCCTTAGTGGCTCATGTGGATACAGATGGAGACCCATCGATTGCATATGCTGCGATTGGTTATATAAATGATGACTACTCTGACGGAGAGCTGTTTTTCTCTGAACTTAATCTAGAAGTAAAACCGCGTGCAGGATCTTTAGTAATCTTCCCTGGCTCTTCCGAATATCGTCACGGAGTGAAGGCACCAGGTCCTGGTAAATCCAGATATGCACTACCAACCTTTGTCTTTAACAGCTAGAGCAGTCATCGCAACAAGGCTTGTCCTCTT